GTTAGAGCTGATTGTATATCAAAAATGAGCCCAGATGTTATTGTATATCAAAAAGATGGTTTAGACGTATATGTTCAACCGCAATCTGGTCATACATATTGTCTGGTTGCAGATATAGCCAAAGGAGTAGGGGGTGACTATTCTGCTTTTCAAGTAGTCGATATTACTGAAGTTCCTTATAGAATTGTAGCGAAGTACAGAAATAATGAAATAAGTCCTTTGCTATACCCAAATGTTATCTATAAAGTTGGAAAAGATTATAATAATGCTTGGGTTCTTTTAGAGATAAATGTCTCTGAACAGGTCGCTCATATTTTATATTCTGAGTTAGAATATGAGAATATATTGATGGTTACAAGAATGAACATGGGACAAACAGTCTCTGGTGGATTCGGTGGTGGTAAAACTCAGTTAGGTGTAAATACAGATAAAAAAATTAAAAGAATTGGGTGTCATAATTTTAAGGCACTAGTTGAGGAAAATAAACTAATTATAAACGACGCTGATACAATCTCTGAAATATCAACTTTTATTGAAAAAAAAGGATCGTATGAAGCCGATGAAGGATATCACGATGACTTAGTTATGCCTCTAGTTTTATTTGGGTGGTTAACTTCAAATTCTTATTTTAAAGATTTAAATAATGTTAATTTAAGAGAGTCGATGTACAAAAAACAAATGCAAGCGATCGAAGAAGAATTAACCCCGTTTGGGTTTTTTGAAGATGGAAAACCAGAAAAACCCCCATTAAACTTTTGAGAAATTGTATAAAAACTAAATAAACAGTAGACATTAGTTTTGTCTAAAGTTAAACTTATTAAACAAGGAGAATTACAATGCCGTTTCAATTATCTCCAGGCGTTGCAGTCGTAGAAAAAGATTTCACCTCTATCGTTCCAGCCGTATCAAGTTCAATTGGTGCTTTTGCTGGCGCTTTTCAATGGGGTCCAGTTTTAGAGCCAACTACTGTTGCTTCTGAAAATGAGTTGGTTCGTCGTTTTGGAAAACCAAACGATTCCAATTTTAATTCTTTTTTTACAGCAGCGAACTTCCTATCATATACAAATAATCTTTTACTAGTTCGTGCAGACGCTGGACACTTGAATGCGGTTGCCGCAGCTACAGGTGGTATTGCTGCGATTAATATTACTGCTGCTGGCAGCGGATATATTTCTACTGCTGCAGCACCTGCTGTTACTATTTCTGCTCCTGATTTAGATGGCGGAGTTCAAGCTACTGCTACCTCTGAAATTTCTGGCGGTGGAATTAGTTCTATTGTTGTTGGCGGAACTATGTCTGGCTATACTACTGCTACCGTTACTATTTCTGCCCCATCAGCTGGCGGTACTCAAGCTACTGCTACTGCTACTATTGCAGGTGGTGCCATCACTGGTATAACAGTCACTAATGCTGGTACTGGTTACAAAACAACTCCAACTGTTACTATCACAGGTGATGGAACTGGTGCTACTATTACAACTGTTACTCTTTCTACCTCGACAGTTACTGCAATTAATATTACTAATGCTGGTACTGGTTATTCTGTAGCGCCAACTATAACAATTGCTGCGCCTCCATCTGGTACTACTGCTACTGCAACATCGACAGTAACTACTACTATCGGTTTAAAAATTAATAATGGTGAAACATATTTAAATACATACTCAAATGGCTCTGCTATTGTTGGTGAGTTTGCTGCAAAATATCCAGGAACTTTAGGTAACTCTTTAAAAGTTTCTATGGCAGATAGCGCAACATATGCAACATGGACTTATAAAGATGAATTTGATGGTGCACCAGGAACTTCTGTTTATGCAGCTAGTGTTGGTGGCTCTAATGATGAAGTTCACATTATTGTTATTGATGAAGATGGTATTATTTCTGGAACACAAAACGCTATTCTAGAAAAGTTTGCATTTGCTTCTAAAGCAGCTGATGCTAAAAAACCAGATGGAACCAATAACTATTACAAAAATGTAATTAATACTTCTTCTGAGTGGATCTGGTGGATGGATCACCCAACCAATTTAAATGCTGGCACACCATGGGGTCAACCAGCAGCTTCTACTGCATTTAAAACATTAGTTGCTGCAGTTACTAGAAGTCTATCTGGTGGTACAGATGACTACGCTTTAACTGATGGTGAAAAACAAACAGCATTTGAATTATTCTCAAACGCTGAATTGTATGATATTAGTTTAGTTTTAGCTGGCAAAGCATCAGCTACTGTAGCAAATTATATTCTAAGCAATATTTGCGAGTCACGTTTAGACTGCGTAGGATTTATTTCTCCAGAAGATGTAACTAGTGGTGATGCTATTGTTGGTTCAACTTCTACAGAAATTAATAAAATTATAGCATACAAGACAGCAGTAGGAAAGAGCACTTCTTACGGTGTTATGGATTCTGGCTACAAATATCAGTACGATCGCTATAACGACAAGTATCGTTATGTTGCATTAAATGCTGATATTGCAGGTTTATGTGCACGTACAGATTATACAAATGATCCATGGTTCTCTCCTGGTGGTTTAAATCGTGGACAGATTAAAGGCACTGTTCGTTTAGCTGTTAATCCTAACAAAACACAACGTGATACATTGTATAAAGCAGGTATTAACCCAGTTGTTTCTTTCCCAGGAGAAGGCACTGTTCTATTTGGCGATAAAACTATGTTAGCAAAGCCATCTGCTTTTGATCGTATCAACGTGCGTCGTCTATTCATTGTTATGGAAAAAGCGATTGCAACTGCTGCTAAATTCCAATTGTTCGAATTTAACGATACATTTACTCGTGCACAGTTCCGCAATTTAGTAGAGCCATTCCTCCGTGATGTACAAGGTCGTCGTGGTATTACTGATTTCGTTGTTAAGTGCGATGAGTCCAACAACACTGGTGAAGTGATTGATCGTAACGAGTTTGTCGCTGACATCTTCGTTAAACCAAATCGTTCTATCAACTTTATCACTCTTAACTTTGTTGCTGCTCGTTCTTCTATTAACTTCACAGAAGTCGGTGCATAATAACGGATAAATAAGAAAGAACAAAGGAGATTTAAATGGCAAATATTGCTGATTTTAAGGCACAGATGATTGGTGGCGGTGCACGCCCTAATCAATTCCGTGTTGAATTAACATTCCCGTCTTATGTCACATTAGGTGTAGTGGCTGGACAACGTGCACAGTTCTTATGTAAAGCTGCACAATTACCTGCTTCTACTATCGAAACATTACCTGTGTTATATCGTGGTCGTCCAGTAAATTTTGCAGGCGAGCGCACATTCCAGCCATGGACTGTAACAATTTACAACGATACTACATTCGGTATTCGTAATGCATTAGAACAGTGGCAGTCTGGTATTCAAAACTATAATACTACTAATGGTCGTGTCAATCCTACTGACTATCAAGTAGACTTACAAGTGCATCAATTAGATCGTAATGGTGCTACTATTAAATCATATAAATTTGTGGATGCATTCCCAACTGCAATTTCTGCTGTAGGATTAGATTACGAACAACAAAATGCTATCGAACAGTTTGATGTAGAGTTTCAATACAACTTCTTTACTTCGAACACTGGGGCAGCTGCTGGATTCGGTGTCAATGTTTCTATCGACACACCAGTTGGCTCTTTCCCATTATAATATAATTTTCTGAAGGTTTTACATAATGCAAATTTTTGGATTCGAGATAACTCGTAAAAAAGAGGACACTGCGCTTCCTAGCGTAGTTCCTCCAAGTTCTCAAGAAACTGGGGCTACTGTAGTAAACACTGGTGTAAATGCTGGTGGTTATTATGGTATGGTCATGGATCTTGAAGGAATTATTAAAAATGAAAATGATTTAATTCGTCGCTATCGTGAAGTTTCTCAGTATAGTGATTGTGATGGTGCTATTGAAGATATTATTAATGAAGCCATTGTAGCAGATGAGAAACGACAATCCGTTGAAATTGTATTAGATGATGTTAAAGTTTCTTCTTCTATAAAAACTAAAATTAGAGAAGAGTTTCAAACTATATTAAAAATTCTTAAGTTTAATAATAGAGCGCATGAAATTTTTCGTTCTTGGTATATTGACGGAAGATTATATTATCAAATTTTAATAGACGAAAATAATGTTAAACAGGGTATTGTAGAACTAAGATATATCGACCCTAGAAAAATACGTCGTATTAAAAATATTAAAAAAGAAAGAACACCACAAGGTGTAGAAGTTGTTAAAGAAATTGAAGAATATTATTTGTATAATGATAAAGGTATTACAGAGCAAACAACACATGGTGTTAAACTTGCATTAGATTCTGTAGTTTATGTGCCTTCTGGTTACGTAGACTCAAATACTGGTATGGCAATGTCTTATTTACATAAGGCTATTAAACCAGTAAATCAATTAAAGATGATTGAAGATTCATTAGTCATCTATCGTATTAGCCGTGCACCTGAAAGAAGAATCTTTTACGTTGATGTTGGTAACTTACCAAAGTTAAAAGCAGAGCAGTATGTCTCTGATATCATGAACAAGTTTCGTAATAAAATTGTTTATGATGCAACTACTGGTGAGACACGTGACGATCGTCGTCACCTGTCAATGATGGAAGACTTCTGGATGCCACGTCGTGAAGGTGGTAAAGGAACTGAAATTACTACACTTCCAGGTGGTCAGAATTTAGGTGAAATTCAAGACATAGAATATTTCCAACAGAAACTGTATCATGCATTAAATGTGCCTATTTCTCGTTTGCAACAGCAACAGGGATTTAGTATTGGACGTTCTACAGAAATTTCTCGTGATGAAGTTAAGTTTAATAAATTTATTGTAAGACTTCGTAGAAAATTTTCTATGTTGTTTTCAAATTCTTTAAGAATACAATTGATTGCTAAAAATATTATTAAACCCGATGAATGGGATGATATAGTTGAAGCGATAAAATATGATTATATTGAAGACAATCATTATAGCGAACTAAAAGATTCTGAGATTCTACAACAAAGAATGGGATTGTTACAATTGCTGGATCCATACATTGGTAAATATTACTCAATGGAATGGGCTCGTAAAAATGTTCTTCAATTAGATGATGCACAAATTAAAGAAATAGATTCTCAAATTGAACAAGAAAAAGAATTAAGATTATCACAAGCAGAACAAGATGGAATGATTCAAGGTGCTGTGCAAACTGCCTCTCAAAATTTTGCGACTCAGAATGCATTACCTACACCAGAGCAACAGGCAGCAGAACAACAAGCAGCTCAACAAGGAAATGATGCTCAGGCAAATCAAGATAGTAGTGAAGTCGATAGTCAGCAAGATTCAAAAAAACCTAGTGATAATAACCAAAGAGATACAGGTAAAGTCACTAAATTAAAAACTGGTACTTGGCCAAATTAACAGGAGATTCATATGAATGAAACAGTACAAAATTTAATTAATGCTATTAAGTCAGGTGATGCTCTAGCAACTGAGCAATCATTTTCTGATGCTATGGCTGAAAAATTATCTACTAAAATAGAACAACTGCGTGGCGATATTGCAAAAAATATGTTTGTTCAACCAGAGCCAGTAGCTGAAGAAATCGCATATATTTCTGAAGAAGAATACAATGCTTTATCTGAAGAAGAAAAAGCAAACTACCAAGAAATTGAAGTTGAACTTGAAGAGGGTATTATTAACAAAGCATTTGGCGTAGTTAATAAAGTAGCTGATGCTGCAGGTGATGTTGTTAAAGGTACAGCTGGTTTAGCAGGTAAAGCTGTAGGCGGAGTTGCTAAAACTGTCGGTGCAATTCGTCAAACTCCAGCAGCGATTGGTGGTGCTTACAATGTTGGACGTGGTGGTGCACAAAAGGCTATCGTTGGTAGATAATATTTAATGTTAGATTATAAACATTACACTAAAATTATTAAAGGATCTGATGCAGATGAATGCATTAGATCTTTTGGTCATCTTATTGAAATTAAAGATAACAAAATTTTAGTAGATGGAGTTGAAACTCAATATGAAAGTTTAGAAGAAGCCAGAAATAATATTAAAGTTAATCATATAACTAATAAATTAAAAGAACAAGCAACTAAAGAACTATACGAAGAAATGTCCGATACACTAGTTGCTAGTATTATAAAAGAATATCATAAAGTTAAAATTACAGATACATTGGTAGAATCATATATCGAGTTGGCTTCTTCTACCATTTTTAGTATAGATCCAGTAGTTCATCGTATTCGTTCTTTAAATAAATTAGATCGTTTAGTAGAAAATAAATTACATTATGTTCTTAAAGATAATAGCACTGTCGCTATAGATATAAGAACTCAAGAGCAGCTAAATAATCTATTACAAAATCATAAAGACGTTGTTGAATACATGCGTGAATCTAAAGAAAATTTTATGTATGTATTAGAAAAAATAGGAAGATAAAACATGCCAATGACATTTACTACTGTCAAGAATACTAACCAAGAAACAGTAATTCATTTTACTTCTTCGGCAGCAGAGTCTGGTACTATCACTATTGCCAATTTAACTGCATCTTCACAGGCAAGAAATGCTGACACTCCAGCAGTTAATATTGTAAAGTGGAGTATTTCTGG